GTGTCGGGCCACGCGTGACGTAGGGGGGGGTCTAGGAGACTCCTTAGAGGGGGTATATGGGCCGTTTTCATCGCTTGGGCGTGGCAGGGGGCACGGGGCTAGGCGCCTTATTCTTGCCGCGTCTGGCATTCACGTGAGGAAATAATCCGCACGCGTCGGAGTTCACCGTGCGTTGGATCTCCTTCGCCCTGGCACGCATCCAGAAGTGAGAGCGGCCATACATCTTACCGATGAGGCGAGACGACAGGCAGCCGGGCAGACTCAGCGCCCATCGGATGAGCTCGACGTGGCGACGGAAGGCGAAGTTGTCCGTGCAGGCCAGCGCATCCATGAAGCCCTTGAGCATCACGCCCACATGATCGCGGGAGATGAACGCATCGACCTCTTCGCGTCTGCCGATGTCAGTCGGGTTGAACGCCCAGTCAGGATGATTGGCGTCGATGTTGAACACGTGCCGAGGTTGCGCCATCTCAGCGTAAGGCAGCACGCCGTTCTCCCGCATCTTCTCTTGGACCTTCTTCGGCTGGGCGAAGAACCAAGCGTCAAACGACTTGGCCTCCTTAGCCGGAGCCGTCAGGTCGTTGAGCCTAGCGCGTGTCACGCAAGACAGCGTCAACCATCTTGACGGCGGGGCAAGTGGCAAAGGTTAGAGTCTTAGCCTGTATGGGTTTTGTTGAAACCTTTTGTGCTCGTTAACCCAAACATAAGCCCTGCTTCCCGGTATCATCTTCTTGCGCTTCGAAAGCAAAAAGGAGTCATCCATCATCAGTTTTGCCAGCCATTCAGGAGTGATGTATATCTCGGGATTAGCGGCGATATACCTAGCACAATGCAGAACCAAATCTTTTTTGGTCATCGTTTCCGGGAATGTTTCCAGCGCATCTGTCATGTGCTTCCCAATCCCTGGCCATTGAGTATTCTCGGTGCTCATAGTTTGAAATACATATTCTCCCAGAGCATCGTCGAGTCGTCGAACTTGACGTAGCCGTAACGGATCATGGTCTTCACGTAGGACTCGGTCTTGGCCGTGTCGCCCTCGGCCCGGTCACGGTCAATCATCCGTCGGAGTTGTTCGCGGCTGAAGTGCGAAGGACACTTTGCTAGCCATTGTCTCATCCAAAGCCTGTGTTCGTCATGCTTGGCAGAGATGGCCTTGCGGCCTAGCTCGGCGAGTTTGAGCATCCTGGCACGATTGGACGCCCACATATCGCGGTAACGTTCCTTGGCCTTGATGATCTCGGCTTTGTTCAGGCGCCTAGGACGGCGCGGTTTTGTCGGGTTGTTCATGGTGGTGGAAATGTATCCCTGTATCTTGCCTCTAGACCCAGACCTAGGCCGGCGTCAGCCAAGGCCGTAGGGACTGGGTGAGGGGGACTGCATCTTGTATTTGTCCCCCTCTAACGGTTTGATAAAGGGTTTGTTAAAGTGGTGTGTAGTAGGCTGTCCATTAGCCTGTCATTGATTTATCCAAAGTCAAGCCTAGGATGGCCTAGGCGGTCTTTTGTGTCCTTCTGGCTGTCCTCGGTCTTACGACAGACCCAAACGCCTTGTAGACCCCTTGGCGGGTCTGGAATCGGCATCCCTGCTGGACACTTCGGACGCAATCTCGGAGGGGGGCTGGCTGTATTCCCAGCGGATAACCCCCTTCTCGGCGGCGTGGCGGATGTAAATCTCGCCCTTGAACTGGTTGGCGTGGTCCTTGAGACCGGCACGGCCACGGCGCTTGGTCAGGCCGAACTTGTAGATCGGCTCTTCGCCCTGGCATCGGAAGAGGACGGCGACCTCGCGGAACCAGTTGGTGAACTCGGAGGACCCTAGGCCCGCGTAGGCTAGGTCGGCGACGGTGTGGCCTTCCTTGTCGGAGGCGGCCTTAGGCTTGCCGGTATGGTGCATGGCCACGAGGACGGCGCCCGTCTCGAGCAGGATGGGGGCGAGGTCATGGCGCAGGAACTTGGACGCCTGCTCCTGATCGGAGACGTCGATGCCCGCGAAGGACAGGAGAGGGTCGACGAAGACGATGTCGGCCTTATGCTCGATGATGAGGTCACGCAGGGCCGAGGTGAAGGTCGTGCCGGTGCTCACGGTGTCGCGGAAGATGGCGAGGTGTTCCCGCAGCTGAGAGCGTTCGTTACTGTCGAGGTATGCCCCGGCGATGACGTCCTGCAAGGCCTCGGAGATGTCGCCCGCGTCATTCTCAGCCTGGAGCACGATGGCCCGAAGCGGCTTGGCAGGCTTGATGCCGAAGAAGTCCTTGCCGATGCACCAGTGGACGGCGGCCTGCATCATCAAGGACGACTTACCCGTGCCAGACTGCCCGACGATCAGGAGTGAGCCGCCCTTGCAGAGCCAGCGGTGATTGCCGAGGATGCACGACGGGTCTTCCTTACGCTCGAAGGAGAGCAGCGCGTCGAAGTCCATGCGCTGGGGACCGTGCTTTGCCTTCCGCCCCTTGCGGGTTTCGGCGATGGTGGCATAATGGTCGAGCAGGGTGTCGGGGTCGGTGGCCTGTTCGGCGGCGACGAGGGCACGGCGGAGGATGGCCGCGTCCGCGATCATGTCGGCGTGTTCGGGGCGATATGTCGATTGGCCTGCGTCGCTGACCAGGAGCGAGACGGTGGCCTCGGTGACCGGGCTGTTAACCTGGCGTAGGCGCTGGCTGACCGTCAGCTCATCAGGGGCGATTCCGTCGACTGCCAGCGAAAGCATGGCGGCGGCGATGTCTTGATGGGCGGGCTCAAAGAAGTCGGAGGGCTGAAGGTCGCCCGGTAAGGGAAAGGCTTCGCGTAGGAGTACGCCGATAAGGTGGCGTTCCGCGGCGACGTTGTTCGGCGGGATCATACCAGTCTGGCCGAGTTGGTCAGGCGCTTTGCGATGATTTCGCAGTAACGCTCAGACATTTCGATGCCGACACAAGGAACGCCAAGGCTTTGAGCGGCCAGCAATGTCGTGCCTGACCCGGCAAATGGGTCAAGGACGCTGGTCGGTGCAGTCACCTTGATAATGCGCTGCATGAGAGTCACGGGGATTTGGCAAGGATGCTCAGTCTTCTCAGCGGAGACGTTCTTGACTTGGTTAATTTCCCACCAGTCGTAAAGACGAGCACGCTTGCCTGCCTGAATACGTGCGGCGATGCGTGGGTCAGTCGGGTTGCGATAGTCCTGCCCTTCCTTGCGGAAGTCAGGCTTGCATCCAAACCAAGCGATTGAGCGATGCTGACGAGGAGTATTTGAAGGATAAACCCATGCCACGACGCGCTCAGGAAACCTATCCATGGCCTTGGCGATGCGATACATGGCTTCGGGGTAATGGATAAGCACAGCCTTTTCATGAAATACGGCGGCCATGAACTTAAAATACTCATGCTCATCCATGCTATCTTGGCAGTCATCGTAGTGGTAGCCTACGTTGTAAGGCGGATCGCTTATGGCAGTGTGTTGGTCAAACTCGATGTGGGGCACGAGTTCTTCGACCTTGCCGTGATAAAGGGTAACGGCTCCCTGTTGGAAGTACGGTTGCATGGAAGAGAGGGTTGGGGTTTGTGGGCGTGGGTGCCCGCGGTCAAGATGCTTTGCGTAGGACGCGGTCTAGGTCGGCCTTGCGGTAGTACGGGACGCTCCGCGGGTTACGGAGGATGCGGACAGGTAGGGCCATGCCGTCGATGCGGTATTGCACGCCGCGGACGGTGCGCCGGTGCTTATGCGCATACTCGGAGAGGGTGACCCATCCCTTGGGGGCCTTGAACTTGTCGAGGGCTTCAGCTGCGGCTTTGGCGGCGGCCCAAGTCTTGAACCTGGGCGACAGGCGATAGATGAAGCGGCCTCGGCGGATGGTCTTCTGCTCGGCGTAGCCTGCCTTGACGATGCGGGCGAGCGGCAGAGAGACACCGGCCCGCGTCTTGTATCCCAAGAGGCGGACGACCTCCGTGGTCTTGTGCCAGCCTTCGGGTGTGTCGTCGGCGAAGTGCTGCTGCGGGGCTGGCTGGCTCCGCATAAGCAATGCGGCGTAGTCCTTAGGCTTCATCAGATCAGGTCGTAAGCGGTCGAGCAGATGAACTTGCCTTGGAAGCGATGGGCCGTCCATACCTTGCAGTCGCCGGTCTTCTCGTCGATTACCCCATGGAGCCAGCCGTTGCACCATTTGGTCGTGGCTAGTCTCCGCAGCGCATAGTCGGCCTTGTTGATGTCCATACAGCACATGGCAGAGACGCCGACGATGGCGGCCTCGAGATGCTCAATCGTGCAGAGGGAGAAGTCGTGGGTGTGTCCATGGATCACGACATCCCCTGGGCGGCCTAGGGTGCGGGCCGTCTCGCGGGTAGCGGCCACGCCAGCTTTGAAGCCGTGCGTGCCGGTGAGTTTCCCGACGCGGAAGCGGTTGACCCCTTCGGAGTCCTTACCCTTGACCGAGTAGCGGTGAAACTCCTTGCAACCGATCTCTGCCAGGGTGTCGGTGTATGACTGCACGGCGTGCATAGCGTTCTCTCGGCGGTCACCGTTTCGGGACAGCACTTGCTCCTCGGCGCGGATGTCGTGATTGCCCTGCATGAAGATCGTCGGCTTGAGCACCTTGCGCAGGAAGTAATTGCCGTGCTTCAGGTCGTCAGTGATGCCCTCCTCTTGCTCGTCAGGGGTGGCGCCGCGTCTCCAGGCGCCGAAATCAAAGCAGTCGCCGGTATGAATGCGTAGCTGGGGTTTCCAGCGGCCGATGAAAGAAGCCAGCGCGTCCTGCGTCTCTTCGCAGACCAATTGGCCGTGGTTGTCTCCAGCGGCTACCCAGCGGATGATGCTCATCGGATGTTTATATAGGGAATGGGCTTTCCGGCGTCGAAGGCCGCCAACATCTCGTCGCGTCGCTTGCGGGCGGTCTCGAGGTCGCTGGCGATGTTCTCGACGATGTCCTTGCCGCGGCGGCGGAGGCGGAACCAATAACAGTCACCGAGTTTCTGGAGGTGGTGGTTCGGGTTCTCGGCCTTGATGTAGGCGGGCTTGTCGTTACGCCCGGTGCGGGTATACTTCGGACAGGCCAGCAGGAAGGCCACGCGGTCGGGGGACAGGCCGACCTTGTTCGCCCAGCGAAGCGTCTCGGGGTTCATAGTTTCCATGAGCGGGCGAGGTTGCGGCCTTCGGTCATGATCGCGTTACGCGAGGACGGCCTGAAGATATACTCCTGGTCGAACAGGTGGGACGCGCGTATCTCGGCGATGCTGTCCAGCTCTTCGTCGTTGGCCGGTCCGACCCCAGCGGTGGCGACGTAGATGGTGCGGACCTTCCAGCCTTTCTCCCAGAGGATGTCCTGGCAGACGCGCAGCTCGTTGACGTAGCGCCAGTCGGAGCAGACGACCGTCTCTGGGGAGGGTTGGTCGTGGTGCTTCATGACCGGGCACCAGTTGGCGAAGTGGCGGGCGAAGACGTCCCGATCCATGCGCCGTGCGAACTTGCCCGCGTGGACGAGGAAGTCGCGGTTATCCACCTTGAAGTCCTCCTTGAAGAAGTCCCCATCAAGGCCGAGGTAATCCATGTAGTGGTTCGCGGCCTCCTTGAGGGCGTCAGCGAAGTTGATGTGCTCGGCGGGCCGCTGAGACCACTCGAGGATGCCGGAGGCGAGCGTGTCCTTGCCCGCCCTGGCGTAGCCTGCGATCAGGACGAGCGTCGGGGCGGACATGGGCGTGGGTGCTTCGGTCACGGGATTAGAAGGGAACGCCTTCGGGCGGCAGCGGCTCTTCGGGAGCGGTCGGCTTCTGGGAGCCGCGCGGGTAGGTCATCTTGTACTTGTACTGAGGCTTACCCTGCCACTCGCCGTTGGCCTCGACCTCCACGCCGACGAGGATGGTCTGGCCGCAGGCGGGCTCGAGATACTGCATATATTCGGCAGGGGTCGCGTCCAAGCGGATCTCGTTGGTATACTTGCCGGAGAACTTGCCGACGAGCATGGCGAGGGCCTTGCCGTATTTGCTGGAGAAGTTCTTCGACAGGCAGAAGCCCTTGTCGTCGACGAAGAACAGGCGGCAGGACGTGGTGCCGTCCTCCCACTGTTTGACCTTCTCGAACTTGGGCTTGATGAGTTTCAGCTTGTACGTGCCGTTCGTGCTGATGGAGGTGAGCGGGACGCGGTTGTTTTCGGTGGTCATGGTATTAGGCGAAGTTGATGTTGGTCGCGGCGCTGGGCTTGGCGGCGATGTCGATGGTGGTGATCTCGGTCTGGTAGCCGGGCCAGTTGCCCGAGGCGGTGCATTCCTTATACAGGGTCAGCGCGCGCTCGAAGTCGAAGGCGGCGCCAGTCATCAGTTCCGGCCCCAGCTCGTAGACCGCGTGGGCGTAGGGCGGCTCCTTCTCGACGGCGATGAAGCGGAAGCCAAGGACGCGGCACTTGTAGGCCGACTCGACGGCGTGCCGGTAGAAGTAAGCCTGGAGGGCATACTTGTATTTACGGACGGACTGAAGGAAGCCGTGCGGGCTGGCATCCTCGCAAGTCTTCAGATCGTAGATGTAGCCGTCGTCGGAGATGCCGTCGATGGCGCACTTGACCAGGGTATCGCCGAGGAAGGCGGTGAACATGACCTCGGTCTTCGTCAGGACGATGCCATTGTTCTTCATGCAGGCCGCAGCAGAGTTGGCCACGGCATCGACAAGGGCGCCCTCTTCGGCGGTCAGGATGGCCTTGCCTTCGTTGGCGGTGACGAACTCGGCCCACTCGGCCTTGCCTTCCTTCGTGCGCTTGTCCACGTCCGGGGCGATGGCGTGCGTGGCGTTGTAGGCGTCGAGCCCTTCGAGGGCCAGCTTGTGGACGGCGGTGCCGACTCGGAGGGCCTTGGAGTCCTCGCGGGTGCGGGCGAGGTAAGCCTGGTAGTGGGCGGGGGACTTGAGCAGTTCCTTCGCGCCGGATTGGTTGAGCGCTTGGATGCCGTCATAGATGACGCGTTCGGTGATGAGGTCGGGCATGGGTGTGTTATTGGGTGTTGGTGGGAAAGGTCAGAGAAGGGCCATGATGGCGTCGGCCTGATCGGGTCGACGGCGCTGGATGGCGGTAACGCACATGGTCGAGCCCACGGCGAAGCGGGAGCAGGCGACCGGGCGGTTGGCGTAGGTCTTGCACTTGCCGGAGCCGGAGAGGTGCGGGCATCGGGAAGGCAGTTCGGCGAAGGTGCGGCCGACGATCATGAAGACCTCGCCGCGGGCGGCGTAGAACTCGGTCGTGGTCGGGGACGCGTCGATGGGCAGGAGGATGCTTTCACAGCACGCACCCTTGCAGAGTTCACAGGCTGTCATCTTCGGGGCTGGCTTCTTCGACGCTGGCGGAGATGCGGCGCACGTCTTCGAGGGCGGACTCGGCGGCGTTCTCCATGGCCTCGAGCGTATTCCGCAGGACGCGCAGCTGGACGACGAGGACGTGGACACGGTCATGGAGCGGCTTGACCTGGGCGGCTTCGTCAGCGGTGTCGATGTGATCGGTGAAGACTTGGAGCTCGGTGATGGCCGAGCGGTTGAGGTCGGAGAGCGTGATGATGTCGGCGTCGTGCTGTTCATAACGTCCGGCGATGTGCTGGACGGTGGCAAGCGAGCCCGTGATGTTCTCGACGAGGCGCTTGATGTTTTCGCGGTTGGTCATGAGCGAGTCGGCGTGAAGGTAAGTTCCTTTATCTCCCCATTAGGGGCAAGCGTAAAGAAACGGACGGCGGAGCGGGACAGGGACGGGTAGGTCTTGCGCTTCCACGCGTTGAGGTCGGTCAGGAAGTCGGCGTGCTTGCGGGCGGTGAACTCGACGTACGGGAAGCCGTCCAGGAGCAGCAGCAGGGCATACTGCTTCGGCACGGTGGCCGCGATCCGTTCGATGCCCTTGGGGACTTCGGCCATCAGAGTTGCCCGGTCTTGGCGCGGTTCCACTTGGCGATGGTGGCGATGCAGCAGGCCTTCGAGATGGCGTCGAACTGGCAGAGCTCAGACTGCATGATGTCGTCGAGGACGCGGGCGAGTTCGTTGCCAG